TCTGGAATCCCGGTGATAAGCGGGTGGGGTTTGAGGCGATTGACCCGATGTATTTCATTGTGCCGGCCTACACCGTGGATTTGCAGGATGCAGATTGGGCGGTGCATGTGATGCCGATGAGTGTGGGGGCGTACAAACGGATGGCTGGGCAGTTCGGGTGGAAGAGCGATTCCAAGACGATCGAGAAGATTCGGGGTAATCCGCAGCAGGACGATAACGTCCCGGGAGCAGCGACCGAGGATGACGCAAAGCAACTTCGCGAGGGTATCACTTACACGAGCAATACCGATGGGGTGATTGTGTGGGAAGTGTACAAGAAGCGGGATGACGGGGTGTGGGAGGTTTACCTGTACAGCCCAGCGGCAGTGGACATGGATCTGCGAGATCCGATGGAGTTGCCATATGATCATGGCCAATGTCCCTTCGTGGACTTTCCGTATGAGATCAAGGACAAGGGATGGTTCAGCCCGCGGGGCGTGTGCGAGATCCTGGCTCCGTTCGAGTTGTCGATGACCTCGATGTGGAACCATAAGCACGATGCGATGACGCTGTATAATCGCCCGCTATTTCGAGCGGAACGGGAGCTGCCGAACTCAATCAACTTGCGGTTCTCGCCCGGTCAGATCTTGCCGTATGGCGTGGCCCCGGTCCAGATGCCGCAGCCTCCGGTGAGCTTTGATCAGGAGCTGAACCAGACTCGGGCGGTCGCGGAGAACCGGATCGGTAGTCCGGATTACGCGATGGGCAGTGCGATGGGCGGGGGCAGTGACCGGCGGACGGCGACCGAGATCCAGAGTATCAACGCTCAGGCGATGCAGAGTGGGGATCTGCGGGCGCGATTGTTCCGTATGGCACTGGGCAAGATGTACCGGCAAGCTTGGGGACTTTATGTTCAGTATGATTCCAAGAGTTTACGATATCGATTTGCCGAGGACTCGCTGGATGCGGATCCGGTGGCATTGCACGATCAATATGAGCTGGAACCGAAGGGCGGTATGGACATGGTCAGCCGGCAGATGATGGTTCAGCAGGCCATTAACCGTAAGCAACTCTTCCAGAACAGCCCCTGGGTCGATCAGGTGGAGCTGGATAAGAGCATCATGGAGCTGGATGACCCGAGCCTGATCAAAAAACTGATACGGGATCCAGGTCAGAAGCAGCAGGATGAGCTGGAGGACGAGACCAAGACGATCCCGACACTGCTAATCGGCATCCCGGTGCCGGCTAAACCGGGTCAGAACTTCGCGGGCCGTATCGGTGTGCTGATGCAGTACCTGAATGGGGCGATCCAGCAGGGTCAGCAGTTCAGTCCGGCCTCGAAGAATGCGTTTATGGTGCGAATCGACAGCCTGTTGCAGGGGTACGAGCAGGTGGCGACCAATGAAGCGCGGAAATTGCGGGCTGAGATCCAGAAGTTCCTGACCAGCAGCGGTTTGTTGCAGCAGCAGCAGCCCCAAATGCCAATGCCGCCCGCCGGCCCAGAACCGCAGATGGTTCAATAAGCTATGACCTGCAAAGATTGCCGATATCGAGCCTCCGACAAGACCTGCCGGCGGTTTCCTCCCACCAGTAGGCCAACTTGCTGGCCCACTGTGCTGGATTTTGATTGGTGCGGAGAATTTTACGCTATGACCGCTATTATTGTGGAGCCTCAGCCCGTTTTGACCTCGATTCCGGTGCAATCACAAGCCCAAGCTCCGTTAATGGAGCAGCTTGAGGAGGGTGTAGCACCGAAGATCAGGTTCCAGAAGGCCAAGAGGCAGGAGAACATCAAGGAGTTGCAGGATTCACCTCTATTCCAATCTTGATATGGCCGAGTACCAAGGAAAGAAAGTATCGCTTGGCAAACCTTTCTACACACCGGGCGAGTCCAAGAAGAAAGCGGTGTACGTCCGCAATCCGAAGGGCACGGTGATCAAGGTTCGCTTTGGAGATCCCAATATGGAGGTTAAGAAGGACGATCCCGAGCGGCGCAAGAGCTTCCGAGCGAGGCACAACTGCGATACGGCGAAAGATCCTACAAAACCCAGAACTTGGTCATGTCGGGCATGGTAGATTTATGAAAAAGAAATCGAAGTTCAGCAAACTGGCAACGCAACTCAAGAAGGAGGGCGCGGATGATCCCAAAGCTCTCGCGGCATACATTGGTCGCAAGAATCTTGGGGCCGCAGAGTTCATGCGCCGCGCCGCAGCCGGTCGCAAGAAGGCTAAGTGATGATCTCACTCATTTCACGAGTCCGCGCCGCATGGACTTTTGGCCGGCATCAATGCTGGGTCGATGCACTTCCTTGGAACAGAGATGACGCGACCACTCTCAATAACTTTTTCAAGAGCGAGACCGGAAAAAAGTTCAAGGACGCTCTCCTGAACACTGTTCTTATGCAGAACGCTTCTGCAATTACGGACAGAAACCATTTGCAATACTCCTCTGGATTTGCAATGGGTCAGGCCAGTCTTGTGAAGGTCATCGAGATGATGGCCGACCGAGAATCAATTACGGGACAGGAAGATGATCCGGATTCTGTCACGAATACATAGGATCAAAGTTGCGGTTGCTGCGTCTGTGCGGACCAGCAAACGAATACAAGCACAATATGTCAGATGAAACAATGAGTGCCGATGCGATGCTCGCTTTGGCCAATGATCACGATGCTGGTGTCGATATCGACAGCCAACCACGGGAGCAGACTCAAAATAAAAACGAGTCAGCTTCGGTTGAGCAAGATTCCTCCAATGAGGGGAGTGCCAGTAAAGAGGTTAATAACCGCGAGCAAGATGATGTAGGCACGAGCAGTAAGTCAGAGACCGATTCAAAGGCCAAGCAGAAGGAGGAGAAGCCGAAGGATCAGAAGAGCAAATTCGCCCAGGATCAGAATCGAAAGACCAAGACCTGGGAACAAATCAACGCTGAGAAGGAGGCCATCAGGGCCGAGCGCGAGGCGGTGAGGCGTGAACGGGAAGAGTGGATCAAGCAACGGGAGCAATCCACGGTTGCTGATACCAATTCTTTTCGGGACGAGAAGGGTTACACTGCTGAGGATTACGAGGCTGCGGCCAAGGAATTCGATGCGGATGGTGACTCTCAGTTGGCCAAGGCAGCGCGAGCTAAGGCTGATGGCGTCCGTAAGACCGTGAGTGTGAAGCAGCAGCAGGTTCAGCAGGAACGCTTTACGAAGACCTGGGCAGATAATTTCAACAAGTTGTCCGAGAAGGAGACTTGGTTGAAGGATCAGTCCAGTAACGAGTACAAGCGAACTGTTGAGTTGTTGCAGCGCATTCCGATCTTAACAACGCTGCCCAATGGGTTAGCCCATGCGGTAGAATTGATGAAGCTCCAAGATACTGCGGGTCGATTTCAGTCTGTAGAAGCCGAGAATAAGTCTCTGAAAGAACAGCTCAACAAGCTCCAGCAGAAGACCGCCATTGGTAAAAGCGTTCCGGCAGGACAACTCAAAGCAGAGGAAAAGGATTTTTCCAAGCTATCCCAGAAGGAGCAACGGGATGCGCTCATGAGAGCCGCACGAGAGTTCGATCGGGAAAGCAACCAATAGCACAACCACAACTAAAATATGCCCATCACCACTTCCGGTACAACCGGTATTGCACTTCAGTTCCAGAACTTCTTCAGCAAGGAGCTGCTCTCGATCGTCCAACAGGAGACGATTCTTGATCAGTTCGGCATGAAGGCTCCGATCCCCAAGAACAATGGTAATCAGGCCATCACGATGTTCCGCTTTGGTTCTCCGAGCGTTGCTAGTGTTCAAAACCTGACCACGGCGGGTGAAGGTACGCCCATCAGCACTGCGAACTATCGCGCTCTTGTTCTCAACCGCCTCAGCAAGAGCCTCGCTCAGTATGGTCAGGTGATCGGATTGACCGACATCCTCCGCGCTACGGACCTGTTCAACTCGCTCCAGCAGGCCACAAAGACCTCCGGTCTGGACATGGCCCTCTGGGTTGACTCGGTTATCCGTAACACCCTGATTGGTTCTAACCTCACCGCGAGCAATGGTTCCATTGGTTCCGCCGCCGAGGGTGGTGGTACGTTCGATAACTCGGACGCTTGCGGAAACAATACATCGAACGCCAACCCTGGCATTTGCGTGTATGGTAACCCCGCTACGTTGGTTGCTGCTAACCAGAGCTTTACTGGACTTAGCACTGACGTCACCGCCGCCAACACCACGATGACTTCTGCTGCTGTCCTCGATTCCATGACCCGTCTGAAGCGTAACCGCGCTCCGATGATCAACGGTGGCTACGTCCTCGCGACCGATCCCCGCGTTGCTCGTGATTTGATGCGCGATAGCGATTGGTTGAACGCCTCCAACTACGGCAACAAGGGTACCCCGTTCTACAAGGGCGAGGTGGGTTCCATCTACGGTTGCCGAGTGGTTAGCCAGACCAACTCGTTTGTCAGTCAGGCCAGCACTGGCACTGAAGCTAACAAGTTCGTTTATCAACCCGCTGGTGGCGGTGGCCTGACCAACACCTCGGACGTTATTGCTTCGTTCTTCTTTGGTAACGAGTCGTTCGGTATCCCTGCCTTGACCGGTGATGATCCGTTGTCCCCGAAGGTTGTGATCACCGATACCCCCGACAAGAGCGATCCGTTGAACCAGCTCGTCACCGTTGGTGTGAAGCTGTACTTCGCCGCTCTGCGTTTGGCCGCTGGTAACACCAGTGGTGCTTCTCCTGGGAATATCAACCCGGTCTGGTACTTGGTCCACCGCACTAAGACCGCTTCCACGCTGTAATATGCGACCCAAGACGGCCACCATCATGGTGATTGCCGTCGGCCCAAAGGGGCATCGTCGAGAAATCGGTGGTGCCCCTTCTCATTCCGCTTGCGGATGTGATGAGGCTGACAACAATGCGCCAATGATTGCGATTCCAGTCGAGGCTCTTTCCACTGACACGGAAGATGGCCAACAGGCTTCCCCCGAGGTTGGTGATGAAGTTGTCCTACAGGAAGTTCG